CAACTCGCCTTCGCGCGCGCAGAAGAGGTTGGCGACCGAGGCCTCGGCGATGTTCCCCGCTGCGTTCAACAGCAGCGCGGAACGCCTCTCACTCTGCCGCAGAGACTCCGAGACGCTGGACAGGCGCTTGCCGATGACCGTGCTGGTGATGGCCAGGGTCATGATCGATGTAGTGACGAAACCGATCGCGAGGGCCAGCGCGGTGCCAGCAGGGTCAAAGGCAGTGGTGTCAGCCGCAGCCGCCGTGCCTAGCGTGGGAAGCCCTGACAGGTCGCTGTAGGCACCAGTCGTGGCAACCGTGGCCAGTGATGGCGCGCCGCTGAGATCGGCGTAGAGGCCGCTTGTGGCGACCGTGGCAAGCGAACTTACCTCGGCCTTGTCGCTGTTGAGGTTTTCGAAGTTGGCATCCACCTCCGCGTGGGTAAGCGGGCTGCCCTTCCCCGAGCGGGTTACAATGGTTGCCATGCCTCACCTCAATCCAAAGTCACATCAAGGTCGCCAGCCGGGATGCGAAGAACATCACCCGTGGCAATCGTCTTGCTTGCCGTCAAGGCAGCATAAGCAATCTGCGTTCCGCTGGTTGAAGCGTCATACACCGCGATGTGCGTGATCGTTCCCCATGTCGCCGTAGCAACAGGCCATTCAATCGCGGCAGAGTTGGTCGCCGTGTCGCCGCTGACAGTAAAGGTCACCGCCTCGCGCACATAGCTGCCGCCAGACACCTCGGTGCCGCCCTGAGCCTCGCCAGGATCGGTCGTGAACAGGCCAACATACCAAGCCGTGGGCCGGGTCACTGCGCCGTTGGTGAACGTCCATGTCAGGACGTTGGTCTCGTAGGTGTTGGAGAATGACATTTCTTACCCCATAGGCTGTGCGCGCATGCGCAACGAAGATGATCCAATCGACGACCGCTCACCCTCAACGCGGAGTGCTTGCATCGCCTGCTCAAGAAGCCCGCCCCAGACATTCATCTTTTCAGTGTCGTCCAGATACGGCGCAGCTTCCATCAGCGCGCCATAGAGATATACGTCAGGCGCAACGTCCAGCAGCCAGTTGTCCGCAACGCTGTCAGACAGCGCGGGGATTTTGGCGTGATATGTCAATTCGCCATCAAGTGTTCCATCAGGCGCAGGGACAAGCTGAAACTGCTTGCCAATCATTGTGAAAAAACGCGGCTGACCAGCGGCGACATAGCGGCGAACTTCTTCCGCAGCCTGATCTGGCGTCACATATTCCAGCGTCGTGATGGGCGTCGTGTTAAGCTGAAAGCGCACGTTCTGCAGCCAATCGGCTGGCACGGCAGCGTATCCTGCATCGAATTGCGCCGTCGCGCGCTTCACCATGCGGTAATCGCGGATGCGGCGGTTAAACTTAGCCTCTGCCAGAGAAATGAAAGACGGAATAACCGCCGTCAGGTCATCTCGCAGCAGCCAGTCCGCAATGGCCGACTTGAGCGTGGTGTAGGACGTAATGCCCATCAAACAGTCCCTTCGCGCGTCCGAAATGCCCGATTGTCTGGGTCATTTAGCCATTTCTTCATCGCCTTGGGATCGTCCACGATGCCCTTGCGCTTCAAGTCATAATACACTGAAAGCGGAATAGACGCTACACGCGAGATGTCCCCCCACTTCGTGCGCTTGTCAGTGGCATTGCGGGCGCGCGTGTTCGCCTCATCAACCGCAATCTTCTGCTCAGTCTCAATCACAAATTCGCCGTTGTCTTTCACATGCCAATAGCGCGTGATGCCAGTGAGAGGATCGGTGTCAAAGATGCGTTTCTGCATGTCGCTTTCCTATAGTGAGAGGGGCGGACCGAAGCCCGCCCCCCAAGTCTATCAGGCCGAGGTGGTGAGGTCAGCAACAATGCCGTGTGCGGCTTCGTTGAGAACCTTGAGGCCAAACTCTGCGATGATCATGCGCTTCTCGGCGTCGCCAGTCTTGGCGAGTTCGATCTGCTGGATCGGGCGCAGGTAGCAGACGGCTGCGTATTCCGGGTCCAGAAGGAACGCATCGCGCTCACGCTGGAACCTATTGGGAACGAAAGAAATATTCCCGAAATCGGAAATATATACGTCCGCAGCCCCAATAATGGTGGTCTGGCTGTCGCCACCAGCAACGCGGGTTTCCGCGATACCAGCGAAGGTCGATGCAACAGTCTTGTTGTAGGGGCCAACCATCAGGACGGAGGGGTTGCCGCCTGCAGTCCAAGCCTGCTGCATGACGTCCTTCAGCATTGCCTCGGTGAAGGCGCGCTGGGTGCCGTCGGTGCGGGCGTCAGTGCCGTCACCAGTCGGATCAGCGCCAGTTGCGCCAAGGCTGGTGTTGGACGCCAACCATGCGGGCAGACCAGCGGTCTCAGGGGCCGTGGTCGAGTTGCCAGCAACACGGGCGTTATTGTCCAGCAAAACAGCCTCGATGTCACGCTTGAGTTCCTTGCCGCGCTTGGCAAGCTGGTATGCGACTTCGCTGTCGCGGCCAGCTTTGTCAACGAACTCCAGACGGTCTTCGATGACCATCGTGCGGCGACGAATGTGGGTGTAGTTGCCCAGACGGGTCGTCGCAGCGGTGCTGTCGAAGGACGCAACGTCGTCGCCCGAGATGACTGCCGTGGTGGCGGTCGCCGCGAGGCTGTCGGTCTGCCATTCGAAGAACGCATTGGAAATGCTCTCGGAGCCGACGTTCGACTGGAACGGGGTCTCTTCGGGCGAGATGTTGCTGATGACGTTGGAGAGTTCCTCGCGGATGCCCTTGGCGTTAAAGGCGAGGAAGGTATTTGCTACGATAGCCATGATTTACCTCATAGAAGCGATTTGATGACCTGAGCCGCATCAGTGACACGACCCGTTTGCTTTAGGCGTTGTTGCGCCTTCTCTACATCTCCGCGACGACGAGGCTGGGTTCCTCGGGAGCCTGCTTTCATCGGCTTGGGACCGGGCTTTGCCTGACCCTTTGCCTCCGAAATCTTGGCGGTCCCCTTTTCAAACAGCATTGCGTTACGAGCAAGTGCGACGACACCCGCATGTTTGATCCCGTCAACGTCCTCCTCCGAGAACCCCTTGGTAAGCAAAAACTCGCGGACCTCTTTGGCCTCTTTTTTGGCCGTCTCCGCATTTTTCCACTCAGGGATCATCTCGGGCAGGCGGGCCTGCTCCGCATCTCGCTGCTTAACCAACTGCTCTTGCATTTGGCGCTGACGGATCGTCAAAAGACGATGTTGTTCCGCCTGCACAGCTTGAATTTGCTGTTCCCGTTGCTGCTTTACTTGCTGCCATTTCCGTTCAAGTTTAACGGCCTCGACGGGGTTCTGCTCATACAGTTTGTCCCAATCGGGTTCGGCTTGAAGCTGCTGCTGCAACTGCTCTCGCATACGCGGTAGAAGTTCCGCATATTGTTCGCGTTCTGCGGTAATCTCTTGCTCAAGAGCCTCAATGTTCTTGCGGCGTTCAGCAAGTTCTTGAGATTTCCGCGTGTAGTCGGATTGCCGGGAATAGCCGTTGCGCAACTCCTCAAGGGTTACCTCGATCTCCTCGCCGTTGACCTTCACAGTGATCAGGTCTGGCGAACCTTCGGGTTCCTCGTCGTCGTAGGCTTCGGGGTCTTGCCCTTCGTCCAGTTCGGGTTCGTCATACTCGGCTTGCGCTTCGTATTCTTCGCCCTCGCCCGCTTCTTCGGGCGGCGCATCCTCACCTGTGGCATTGTCCTCAAGGGGTGCCATCATAGCACGGATAGCTTCTTGTGCGCTCTGCAGGTCAGTCCCTAGCGGGTTGCTGCTGTCTGCCATTGCTTAATCTCCATATATCACTTTGCGCCTTTTTCCGCAATAATCCCCGCATCTACCCAGATGCGAAGGCGGCGGCGAAGCGCAGTCACGCCGTAAAGTTCCGCTTGAAGCCGCAGAACCTCATCCACATCGCCCAAGTCGCTGGCGATCATTCCGTCGAAAATCTGTTGCTCAACTTCGGCAAAGACCCGCTGCAGAGTTTCATCAGACAAGAGGCGCTTGGCTTCACGCGCGTCTTGGATTTGCTGCTGTTTGGTTTTCGCCACGCACAGTCTCCTTGATCATATCTGCTTCTGCGTTCATCACTTGGTTTGCCAACTCACGCGACTTGCGCAGTTGTTCTGCCGTGACTTGCATTTGCTGCTTCGCTTGAAGTTCCAAAATCTTCAGCGATGCGTCGATTTCGGTTTCCTCGCGCTTGCGCTCGATTTCAGCCTGCTTCATCTGCACATCCGCTTGGATTTGCATAATCTGCGCTTGGATGAGCATTTGATTAACGTCAGGCTTGGGCGGCTGCGGAGGCGGCGGTTGGAAGTCTGCCGGATCGGACCAGAACATGCTGGTGTCCTTGAAGCCCGCCAGCGTCGTCATCTCAGACAGCGTGTTATACAGCTTGCGCATGTCAGTCAGCGGGTTGACCGGGCCAAGTTCCGTCAAAGCCTCGCGCTGCAGGCCCAAAATTTGTGACAGCATCGCCATCCGGGCCTGATCGGACCCACGGCCCAGCGCGACGTTAACCATCACATCCATACCGCTGTCCCAGCCACGGGGATCAAGCTGCACAAACTCGTTGGTCAAACGCACCATGCGGGCATGGTCTTGATGCTGGACCACAAGCCGCAAGATGCCTTTGAACAAGTCCTTCATCCCGGTCTCGGCAAACAGGCGAGCGATGATTTCAATGTGCTGCTGGGCTGCGTTTACAGCCGCATTGACGCCCGTTGCCGTGGCGTTGGTCAGAGCATCTGCGTCAAGCCCCTGAGAGGCCGCAGAAATGCCCGTGCGGCTCTCTTTGACCGCATCCATATACTGCAGCACCGGGAAGGCAGCTTGGCCCACAAATGGCATTGTGAGCGGCGTTGCAGCGCCTTGGCTGCGCATGCGGATGATTGCACCCGTTTCGGTGTTCATCACATCTTCGACGGACACCTCGCCCTCGACAATCGCCATGCGGGGGTTGATCGACTGCGAAAGGCTGTCAAGCGTGTTCCGCATGATGACCGACTTGATGCGCTGGATGTCCATCACAGTGTCAGCGACCGACATGCCGAAGAAGTCATGCGGCTCGGGATCGGGGCAGAGAGCGGCAAAGGGTGCCATATCGCACGCCTCATCGCTCAAAATCTTGTTGCCCACGCCAGCGACGCACCCCTTGCGCAGTTCTGCCACGCCATCGCCGTCACGCTCCCCACGAATGTATGCCTCGATATAGCTGACCTTGCGCATCGCAGGATCGGAGCGGT